CTCTGCTCGTCCCATCATTTTCCTCCCCCTCATAAATCCAATTTTCTTTTGCAAAGAACAGCGGTATCCCCATCATCAAGGAAAATAAAAAGAACGTTGCATCCCCGTCACACCATGGGATTACCAACGCTCCGATACACATTAAAATAACAGCGTATATTTTATTTTTAATTAACTCTTTTTTCCACATTGTCTTTCTCCTTTGTTGCTTTGATTATATTTTCTTCAACAGCTTCTATTTTTGTCATAATTCCCGCCTCTCTGATTTTTCCATATGCTTTCGCTGTTGCACAGTGTTCGATGCATTTCAGCACTCGGTCAATCAGCGAATAAACACATAAGTAAACAACAATAAACATAATAAGTAGCTGAATAAAAGACATTTTTTAATTCTCCTTTTTCTTCACATGAATATTTACAGTATCAAGAATGCATTCGTCGTTTTCGATACATTCTACTTCCATATTGAGACACTCGTCGGAAAGTATTTTTTTTTATTGAAATCTTTTCGTATCAGACAAATTTCTTCGTTCGCACCAACAACTAAACGAATATCGTTGTACCATATGAGAGGCAATAAATCTTTAACCTTTATTGACACATTTAATCCTCCTCCAAAATCCTATAACAATATAATTCAAATCGCGGCACAATGTTTTCCGGACGCATTATTCTACTAAATCGAACATCATTCCCGTATTGTTTTTCGAGGCGTAACACATCTGGATGGTTATGTTTATATGTAGCATTTAATTCCTCTAATGTGTCATAAAACACCGATTCGTAATATTTAATCATCTTGCTTTTTCACCAACAATAATTTCTGAATACGGTAAGCTTTCAATCCACTTGCAGAATTCTACCCATTCATCGAGTTTATGATTCTTTCGCATCGGATAAATACCAGCCAGCACTTCATAATTCAGCATAATCGTCCGTTTCTGGTTATAGCTGCTCGGAAGAAGTTGAATCATCTGCCACCATACTCTTTTGTCTTTAGGGATGTAATATTCTCCTTTATAATTACCACCATCCAGATATAATTTTCTAGCAATGTTTAAAATATCAATCACATCCCATAAAATGCTAGTTCCTATACGGTTAAGATGTTCGCAACTAAAATCCTCTATCGTAAATCCCTTCGCCGCAATTTTATGCATCGTGGAACAGGAATTAGCAACAGTTCCCACTTTATAAGTATCAAACTCCTTCCACCAATACAAAGGAGCCGTAATATCCATATAGACAGTAATCATTCGACGATACTTTGCGTGAGTCGGACCACCTGCCGCAAGTCGCATCATCAGCTCATGATCTGCTTTTCCAAGCTGCCACGACTGATCATATGTATGTTCGCAATCATAAGCGGCACAATTTCTACACCCAATACCATCATCTCCACCTTTACATATACCGCTATCAGATTTCTCCCAACTATTCATCGGATTTCGCATTCCTCGGATGACATGTTCCCATCCCATAATTTCTACATTTTCAATTTTAATCATTTGCTACATTCTCCTTTACTTCTTTTTGAATGATATAAGCAATATCTTCTAAAGAAGGCATCTTTTTTCCGCAACACTTTGCTGCCGACGGAGCGAGAAATTTATCGGCTTCCCAGCTCCAAGTTTCATAATAGTTTGGTCTTAACCCTGCCATTTTATATACGTCTCCACATCGAAATGTAACTCTAATATGACCACATATATCGATAGTAGCTCGACGCTTATCAATGCTCATGCTATCCTTAAGATCCACCAGATAGTTCATCAATTCATCCATCGCTCTGAACATATCTTCATAGTTGTCTCTGTAAATTATAATTAGTATGTCATTATTCATTTTCGCATTTTCTCCATTTCTGAGAGTATCTCGTTCTCTTCGTCACAGAAGACGATTTCTGATGGATCAACTCGTCTAACTCCATCCGAAAACTCTACAACGGCAAACATCTTACTAAATACTCCCGCTGGAGCCCCACCTATCAGCGGACTAGCCTCCAAAGGTTTTGAATAATGTTCCCATGCGTGAAAATAACCGAGCTTTTCACCAACTTGACAAAGTCTGGTTTTCCATTCTATTTGCATACTAAGTCCTGCCACTACATTTTCCTCCCTATAATTCTTCAAAAGAGTCGCATTTAGTAAGCCCTAAATTTGTGATATCTTTTCCGTAAAATTCTGAGTCCCCACAGCAACAGTAATAATGTTTAATAAGAGGGTTCTCCGAATCGACTTCTATTAAATCGTTTGGAAGTGGAAAACTATATTTATCCCCACAATACTGGCAATCACAACAAAGTATATTTTTCATAAATTTCTCCTTTCTCGTTCCAATTTCACATCAATGGCTTTCTGCAAATCTTCCGACTTAATATCAAAAATGGACTCCAGGAAGTTCAGACAAATATACGCATCCGCCATCTCTTCCAAGAGTCCTATTCTGTCCCCATACCCTCGGACTTGCTTACTAATCTGTTGCTGAAGCTCTGCAAATTCCTCCATTGCTACCGTACATTTCGTCTTCCAGGAATACTTTTGAAGACTCTTTCGAATAATCCGCCGCCTCTCTTTTTCAGAAAGTTGAATATCACCTTTTAGTCCTTGAATAAATCTACTTCGATTCATTTTCTTTATCATCCTCCACAACATCACATCTCTGACAATCATTATTTGATGCTCCAAAACATCCGCAACAATGTTTTCTCATGTTGTACTCCACCTCGGTTATTTCAACAAATTTGTTGTTTTCCTCTTTGAAGAATCGGTTAATTTCTACCTTGTATCCTTTCGGTACAATCGCATACAGAATTCCGACTGTATCATAATCTCCGTTTTTAGAATCGACGAGGAAATCTTCACAATACACTTTGAAAGGCTTACTTTCAGGGAAATATGGCATGGTAATCGGGAATTTTTCCTCCATCACACGATCAATTAAACCGCTATGATACGAAGCATTTGGGTTATCCAGATTGATACCGCAGAACCGGTCTACATCTCGATATTTTACTGTCCCATCAGCATACACATACTTAAATAATGAGCTCATGCGCTTACACTGATAATTGACAACTTCTCCTCGACGACCACTCCGATCTCTAGCATCGCTCCAAACATCTTCCGTATCTTCAATAGGAGTAAGCGGTTTTCCCTCAATCATGCGAACCAAAATATACTTTGTCATACCGATACTAAATCCAGAATGACCGTCTTCCAAAAGGCTTCGATAGGCTTTTAAGGCACTTTCGAAGCAAGCACAACCATAATCCCATTCTCCTGGTTTCTGATCAGGTGCTTCGCGTTTGCAGGCAATCTCCACTTCTCGTTCTGCCCATAGTTCCATACTGGATTTCTCATGAGAACCAGAATCTTGAGATTCGGATTCAGCTTCTTTCTCCCAATAGGAATCATAGATACCCTTTGCAAAATTTTTAGCGTGGGATATATCTGATGTGTGCTTGCACCCAGTCCCCAAACAAGTATCTCCGCAGCTTTTACCATCACAAAGATAAAGGATATCTGCTACATCATTTTTCTGAGGCCAAGTATTCCGGTCATCTATATATTCGTTGGCAAATATTTTTCTCGTATCAGACCCAAAGCTCTCAATGATTTCCGGAAGGTTCTCATTGACCGCATCAAACACCAGATTTCTCTCCTTACACCACTCAACAGCTTTTTGAAGCATGTCTCCCACGCGGCAGGTCCACAGAATCAACTTATCTCCATCCTTTTTTCGATTATGAAGATACTCTATCAGTTCTTCGTTTGGTCCTCCGATCTCTGGCCAGTTGTTTTCACATAAAGTTCCATCAAAATCTACTGCAATAATTTTCACTGATTTAAGATTCATATGCTTTTTCTCCTTTATTTTTTTACACTTGTTCTCCTGAAAGATCTTCGACTTGGATTTCCATATCATCTGGAACAATCTGAGCCTCACAATAAGCAGGTAACACCACAACATTGCTATTTTCTACTTGAGAAAGTATATATCTGCGAATATCGTTCAGCTCTCTGGAACGACAAAACATATTTACTTTAATTACCAGAATATCCGACATCTCGCTTTCTCCTCCTTACTCTTCTGAATTTATCCACGCTCTTTATTGCTTTTGTATTCTTGTTGATAATGCGGTAATAGAATTCCGTCTCCTCCACCAACATCCAATCTTTACAATTCAAATAATGAGCAGACAAACATTCTTTTTGTTCACGGGTTAATTTCTTTGGTTGTTTCATCTTCCTCTCCTTTAAAAAGACATAAAAATAGCCCGAATTCACTAATTAAAAAGAATTCGAGCCAAAATATATCTAATTCTGTAGTTCATTTTTTTCTTTGATCTCATCCAACTTTGTTTTCATTTTTTCCAGAATATTTTCAATGGTCTTTCTAGTCTTTGGATGCAGCTTTATATACTTACAATGCTCATCGTACCAGCCGAATATCTCATCCAGCTTTCCTTTTTGCCAACTAAATGCCCACCAATCACAAATCATCTCTATGATATAATTATATGACATCTCCAAAATAATTTCTCCCTCTTTCGGATCATCATTTATCAAAATCCAATATTGCCAGTGATGAGGGTTTCTATGCAGATGTAATAGCCAAGCTTTTTGATAATTTTGCATAACCGCATAAGAACGATTTCCTCCATAAAAATATGCATCGTAAGCCTCATATTCATCCTGTTCATCTTTAGATTTATCATGTGCAAATTCAATCTGCCATCCATAATCGAATCCATCGACTAGAAGTTCTGGAAGATTTTCAGCAATCCAGTCAAATCCTCTTTTTACATTAGAACGATGCTGAGTTAAATATTGATCGTACTGAAAGCTCATTTGTTCGCTCCTTTCTTCTGAATGATAAGTTTTCTATAAAGCTCGTATGCTTCCTTTCCTTGATAGGCATTGATGACATCCACTCGCCCGTTTTTCTGACTACCAACAATTAAAATGCCGACATCTTTTCCACGAGAAAAATCCCAACTTACAATAACACTATCTGTTGATTTCATTTTTTTCCTCCCACATAACTGGCTTATGAGAATTCAGATTACAACCGTGTTCTAAGCATCTATTACAAGGATCAAATTTTTCCTCCAATTCCTTGTGCTGACACGTCTGGCAATATTTTTCAAAATTAACTTCTAAATACTCTTCGTTCATGACTGTTTATCTCCTTTCGAAATGCACAAAAAAAGAAAGAGCCTGCGATTTTTCAACCACAGGTCCTTTCCGACATAATTGTTTCTTGGTTACGCTTCAATATCCTTCTGAGTATCCTCGATCAACCCATCGAGTTTGGATTTGGCTTTCTCGTATTCGCCTTCCTCCAGCAGCTCTCTGAGTTCGATAAGAACCCTTAAAAGTTTTCTACTAAACGCAACAAATTCTTTCATATTGTCTTCCATTTACCTGCCTCCTTTAGCAAGCCCTTTCTTTTTAAGATAAGGTAAATATACCTTTCATTATAGGGCATGTTATTTTTGCGAATTTTCTGTATATGCTCACTCCTTTGGCATGGGCATATAAGCGGAAATTAGTAATCCACCTCCCACTCCAATACCAGTCATCATAACAATAGCTCCCAGAATCGCTCTATTCTGAGCAGATGATAAAATTTCTTTACAAGTGTTAATTTTCTCACTCATAAACTTTTTGACACCCCTTCCAGCCTTCTGTAAAATATCAAACATTCTTGACGCCTCCTTATTTTTAATATTAACACAAGCTGAGTGACATTGCTATAAAATTGTTACCACTTCACAAACCTCGTTTCGTTAAAATCCTTCTTTTCCTTTAATGCTTTACTGATTGCTAAATCAATTCCGCTCCGAGATTTCAAGTGATAGTAATACAAATCTTTGAATGGCGTATTTAATCGGTCAATCCGCCCTGCTGACTGCTGCATGATTTTGTAGGAATAATTCTGGGAATAGAATATAATCGTATCAGTTTTAATACAATTCCATCCTTCAGCTCCCGCATTATATTGGACAAGATATACCCAGCTTTTTGATTCTGGAATAGGTTGATGTTTATGACCATTCCATTCCGCGATTTCAAAATATATAGTATCTGCATATGGAATAAACAATTCTTTTAAAAGCTTCAACTCATAATCAAAATTGTAAAATATAATGGCTCTTGGATGCTTTTCTACAATTTCCAGCAGTGCAAGTTGTCTTGATTCGTCTGTATTCACAATTTTTCGCCATATATAACAAAGACCGGCTGCGTTTGTAATTGGTTCATTCTTGTACGGGTCCCATCTGGTTCTTCCCACATCTTTATATTGCTCGATACTATACCGCACAAACACATCTTCGTGATGTGAAACTGTTTGTCGCTTGAAATCCATATTCACCAGAATTCGATTTCTTAGACGGATCAATCGTCCAGTGTTTAGATATCGATCAATCTTTGGAAATTTACTAAATCTGCTATATACCACATGCTCCCGGATGAACTCTGTTCGGTTTTTGTAGAATCCGTTCGCAACGAACACTGGAATATAATCCTGCCATGTATCTCCCGGAGTTGCCGATAGCAGAATCCATTGGTTAGATTTCGTTATCTTTAGGAATGCCTTTACCCATGCTCCTGACCCAATTACTCTTTGCTCGTCAAATATAAAAAAAGCATTTTTCACATCTGCATACTTTCCAATGTTATTCCAAGAATCCACCTTAATCTGATTGGAGTATAAATTGACATCTTTATGAATGGAAAGAAGAAAGGGAGAAAGATCCCCCTCCCATTCCATTGTGTCTCTCTTTCTTGCTGTTGTAATGATATACAAATCTTTTGGAGGATCTTTCATTGGAATATATTCCTCCGTTCCTGTCAAACAGCTCGGTTCTCCACCGTTTTGAAGATAATAATAAGCCAAAGCAGTTCTGGATTTTCCACTTCCAACACCCCCGCAAAGTATGCAGCCATTCCGCATTTTTTCTACTGCTGCTATCTGATAATCATATAGTTTAACAGCCATCTGGATTCTCCCCACAAGATACAAATTCGTTTTCAACTTCTGCTCGATACTCCAGAATCCCATGCTCCTCCAAATTCGCTTTGGGTCCACCTATCAGCAATATAGATGTTATCTGTTCGTCAGTTTGGTTCTTCTCCTCACGATAATAAGACCATAACACTTCTTGAACGTCTTTCGTAACGCAAATTTTTCGGCAATCAAATTTGGTTTTATCTGTTATTCTTGCCGATATTTTTCGTGCTACATTTTCATAAAAAGTAGCTAAATCGCAATAACAGTCCTCTTTCTTTAACAATACTGTTTTAATCATATTTTCCATCCTTTCATAAGCTGTGAAACACTCTTCTCATAGTCCACACATCCGAAAAATACATCATTGTGAACCAGTAATTTTCTCCGTTATCATCCGTAGACATCGGTTGTGTAAACACATCACCTACCTTGATATACGCAGCAACTCCAAGAAGAGAAAGCTGAATATAACACATCAAAGCAACGATTTCGTCAATATCCTGTGCCACAACCAATACGTGATTCTGAAAATTCAGATTAACCTTTTCTAATTGTTTTCTTGCTTCGTTGATCGCTGCAATTAAAGTGGCTCCTGCCCCACAACAAGAATCGTTAATGGTTATATATCCTTTCTCTTTCACAACAGCAACAACATCATCTTCAGTCACTTTTGCCATCAATTCACACACATGATATGGAGTAAAAAATTGACTGTTGGATTTATCGCCCAGATTCAACTCCATAAAAATACTGCCTAGAAAGTCCTGCTCTGGGTTTTCTTCCAAAGCCATAACTACATAGGCAGCCAATTCCGGGAACCGCTCTTGCTCCCGCTTATTGTATTTTTTAATAATTTTCAAATATCGTTTTTCCCGTTCTTCATAGTGGAATTTATCCACGGGATTCGATAAAGAACAGGCAAACATTATGATGAAATCCCGCCATACATCCCATGATCGGTGCCGGTAAGTCAACTGATTAAATGTTTTTAGAAATTGCTTTTTAACATTCTCATTTTTAGGAACTTTATTAGGCTTTGGTATATCTGTTTTCTTAGGTTGTGGCGGAATATTTAGTTCTTGTTTTACGCTACCTACTTTGGGTTTAGAAATAGAAGCAGTTGTTTTCGGTTTCGCTGTGGTTCGCTTCTTTTTCTGATTCCAAAATACCATAGTTTTTCTCCTTTCACGAAAATAGAGGGCTGTTTCCTTTTACCTTAGGACATTTACCCTGCTTGGTGATAGCAAGCACCCTATTTTTATATTTTAGAGGAATTAAACTTCTTCCGGTTCCTCTTCCTCCGCATACTTTTCAGCAAACTCATCCTCTTCGATGGTGACATACATCGTCTTCAGATAAGCCTTAATACCGGTCTTACCATTCACTTCCCAAGAATACGGTCGAATCGTCAAATCAACATTCCGAATCTCCGCATAGTCCAAAGTGGAAATGGATTCATCATCCAACGGTGTTTTTGTTTTTCTAGTAATCATATATACCTTAGGCGGGATATTCTCAAAGCTGACTGCCACCTGGATATAATGTCTCGGTTCTTCGTCCTCGTCTCTCGGAGCCAGCAGTCTTACATTCCATCCATCATTGGAAAGTTTCTCTGCCTGTTCCGGATCTTCGATGATGACACAGAAGTTCCGATTACCCGCGCGATTATACTTTGATTCTTCTCCTCTGAAATTACGAAAGATAATGCGAGCGTTTTCGATAATGATATTTGGTACATTTTTAAAAGCCATGATATATTTCTCCTTTTTTTAATTAAATGGTATTTCTTCATCTGCATCTTCTGGAATGTTCATAAAATCCTCAAGTTTTGGCTTTGCGATGTAAGGATCTTCCGAAACAAACCATTCAAAATCGCCATATTTAGATATGGTCTTTACAGCATCATCGACAAGTTTGTCATAATAAGAACGGTCGATAGAATCTTCTTTAGATAATTCTCTAACCATCTCTGATTCCAACCATCGATACCCTTTTGAGCCTGTAGCAGCATAATACTTTCCGTCTTTTTCTCTCATCAATAAACCGCCGCCAGCCCCCGGCTTAATCGGGCAGAATTGACCAACTCGTCCAATGAAAATATAATTGTGTCCTTCTTCGATACGTTCGAGCAGTTCCCCACAAAGATTCTCGAGAGTTGTATCTGAGAGTAGCCCTTTCTTGTATTGATCTTCCAATTTTGCAAATTCCTTTTCAGAAGAAGATACATCGGGAAGCCCCTCATTCATATCCAAATATAACGCACTGCTTACTGATTTTGTCTCACACATATCTTCAAAGACAATCTCTTCTTTACTAAAAAGTTTCTTAAAGACATATGGAATCTGGAATTGTGTACCGGTTGCGGTCCATTTTCCGTCTTTATACTTGGCGATATAAACAGCATCGTTTACCAAACACATTCTGTCATATGTAGCTTCATGTTCAAAGGTGTAGCCATACTGTTTCCCATAATCCATAACAAACTGGATAATCTCAGGAGTTGCGTCCGGAATCTTAATAGAATCTGTCTTAATATGAGCAACAGTAAAGCCCCGTTCCTGTACCTCGTGTTTGAGGTTAATCATGAACAGAGCTCCTCGTTTGGCTACAATATTATCTTTGTTTCTAGGATCGCGGAATGGATTATCAAAATTTGCAGAAGTAAGACCGTAAACAGAATTGATCGCGGTCTTCAAAGCGTTCGCCAAATCCTTTGCCGTCATTTCTCCATCGATTACTTTCTGAATATACGGTGTCAGTTTTCCATCCAGCATATGATTGACCTCATTCCATGCCTCATGTTTAATACTGACTCGTCCTTCTACAATATCACGGAATGCTCTGGTGAATTTAACTCCGAACAATACCTCCGCAATCGCACTATGCGGATGCATGGAAGAAATATCTAACAGAGCTACATCTCCATACATTCCTGGTTCTGCATAAACATAACCGCCCTCTCCAACTTCTTCTCCTAGATAAGTAGACTTTCCGTTTTCGTACTTGTATCCTGGAAAATATGGTAAAAGACTTCCTTCTTCCCCATGTGTTTGAGACATCATTTCCGGACATGCTTCCGCTAAGAACGAATATGTTTCATCATCAAGATCATGTACTGGTTCTGCTAAGTTACGATAATGAAACTGGTCTTGCGGTTTTCGCTCATTCCCAAATATGATTTTCTGAGTAAGAGTGTTAGTGGTATCATTGACAGTCATTCCAGCTAAATCCGCCAGAATCTGTCTAGCAGTCCAATCCGCTTTCAGATAACGAAACGCTGCTTCCGTAGCAATCACATCGTTATCACAATACTCAGCAACTTTTGTCCACATTTCTTCCGGTACTGGTTGATCCCATGGAAGTCCTAATTCTTGATGATGGATTCCCATTTCAATTTCCAACTTTTTCAAGCTTTTTTTGTTTCCAGCAGATGCAAAATCATATACATCCGTATAAGAAACATTATAGGCTTCTCCAAAGAAACAATTTGGACTTCCACTGATAATCTTTTGCGAAAGATTGTATAATTGCTCATTTGTATAACCCATAAGTCTTGCATAGAGAATATGATTGTCATATCTCCTACAGTTAAATCCAACCAATCGGAATCGCATCAATTCTTCAATTTCCGTTGGTGTCGGATTGATCATTCGCACAACTGGTTTCCCTTCCCCCTCCATCTTCCAATTTACAAGGAATAAATTGGGAAATACTTCAATATCATAGAACACCAGTTTTGCCTCTTCATTTTTCCCCGCTGTGGAAGGGTCTGCCGATTTGAATTGCATCTTGTTTACCAATTTAATACAATAGTCGGCTTGATGTGTACTGTTTGCTGCAAATGCCAATACCGCATTACGCATATCCGTCACATCATAACTTAAATCACTGGAGTAAGCATCTTCCAGTATTTTGTAGATAAAATCGATACTAGGCTTAGTACCTGGATGAATTTCTTTATTCAAATTTCGTTTAATCAGTGTTCTAAGCCCTTTCTCGCTTTTTATCGCTTCAAAATTTACCATTTTATTTTCTCCTTTCATCGGTAAACCAGAGCTAATAGCTGCGATAGGCAAGTCATTACACTTCGTAAGCTTTCTCCGTAATGAGCTTTTGCCCGTGAACACTTTTACTTCAATATGGTCGTCATAAACACGACTTAATTTGTTCACATCTCCCGTATAGATATAATGAAGGTGAACTCCCTTTCCGCTTTTGCTTAACTCTGCATATGTTGCCGGCCACTTACTTGCTTCTTCTACATTCCGCTCAAACGATTTATTTCCGTCTTTATCCGGAATATCAAAATCAATCACAATGTGATTCTCCGGGACTTTAACATAATGGATTTGAGAAGTATTCAAGTCTGACAGTTTGGTTTTTACATTATCCCACTTCATTGACGGAGTTTCTTTTTCCGTTGCATACTGAGCCGGACAATCAGAACACTCCCTATCAAATACAGACTCTATGCTGTCAAAGTGTAACAACGAATGCTTTTCTTCCTGTTTCTCTACAATAGTTTCCTCTTCAAACTTTTCTGTCCGAAATCCAATGTAATAGCTTCTTACCCTTGAGCCATCTTCCATATTGAATCGTTCTTTGTAGTCTCGAAAATAGTTTTTCAGTTCTTCCTTAAAAACTCTCTGTGAAAATGGATATCCGACTTTTGCTTCGTCACAATAAGTTTTATACATTTCCCAAGCAGCTTTCAAAGTTGTACCGTTTTCTCTCTTAAAGACGTGATACGAATCGACAATGAAATTATAAAAATCGTTCGAAGCCCCTAACATCGCAATAGGAATATAATCATCATACATTCCAGGATTCTTCAAATAGATTTCTTGGCAGTGATATGCGATTGCTCCAAGCTCAAATTCAATCTGCTTCATAATTGTCTTGTATTCTTTGGGTCCTAATTTATTTCCGGAAGGAGATACATCCACCAATCGTCGTATTAGACCTGATTTTGCGTCTGTTATCTTTACCGGTTTATTTGTACCCATGAATAAAAAACATTTAAAACGGTTTGAATAAGTAGATTTGAATTTCTCATTTACCGTCATCAACTCGTGTGACACCAAACTATTCAATCTAGTATTATCTTCAATCCTTGACAAATCCCCATCATGTTGAATAGCCACGAGAGGATTGTTCTTGAATGCTTCCAATGCAAAAGAATTGCTGGATGAACCCAGAGCTTTGGCATCAAAAACGGAATAGTATCCCTCAAAAAGCTGCTGAATAATATTGAGAACCGTAGATTTACCTGTTCCGGCAGCTCCATACAAAACCATAAATTTTTGCAATTTCTTTGATTCTCCGCACACAATGGAACCGATAGCCCATTCAATCTTCTGTCTCTCTGCCTCGGAGTACAAAGTGGACATCAACTTGTTATAAGCAGACAAATCGCCAGCTTCAAGCGGATATTTCAGCTTTTTACTGGCGTAATCTTTTTTGTCAGTCTTGGTGTTGGAGAATATCAATTTATCATCCAGTGTGTGAAAAGAATCCCGCATCTGTTTCTGACAATATTTGTGCCAGGAATCAATCATTCCAGATTCAGCATCCCACATGTGAAGGACTTTAATATCAGAGTCAAAGCGCTGGCGGCTTTCTTCTGCGTATCTATCCAGCTCACGGTCAATCAACTGCAAAGCATCTTGTTCGTCCGTAGACCATAAACCTCGTTCTTCAATCCAGATAGCGTAGAAGTCACCACCTCGAATCATCAGATCGGAGCTTTTTTTAATAACGAACTTTGGATAGATTTCAATTACACCACGCTTTGTACTACGTGTGGAAATCATCAAAAAGTCGATCATCTCATTTTTTACTCTCCTTTGTCACGCTTCATTTCCTCTATGGTTATTTCTAATTTTTCAATTCTCTTTTTTTGCTCTACACGATCCAATTCCATAAGGATCATATTAACCGTCACGACAAGAGCAAACATACTCAATTTCCGATTATAACGAGCCTGCTTATTCATGGATTTTTGAATTAACCGAATCGCGGTCTCTGAATTATTCAGACTCCTAAAAATATAATTCATAATCTCACACATTTTACTTTTTTTCTCCCTTCATTCCATTCAAAAAACTGGTAATCGTTTCTAATTTCCATTCTTTTTGACTGTGGTAAGTGAATATAAATTCCTGACCATTTTTCTGGCGTATCCGAATACTATTTCTTCCATTTGGAAAGAATACATCTATTCGTTCACCCGCATAATCTGGAAAATAATATTCAAACCATTTCACTACTTCACTATGGCTCATAGCGTTCCTCCTAAACATTTTCGTCTAAGTACCAGCACATCTGATACCAGATTTCAACAGTTCTCAAATCGTATCTACTATGGTTTACTGTAAACAGTCCTCCTGCACCATTTCGACTATATTTTCGTTCCAGAAATCTTTGCACAATTTCTTCAATATAGGCTCTGTCGAATTTAGAATCGTTCATAGATCCTAATCCAAGATTTACAATCATATTCCAAAACCACTGTCCAGTTCGGTTTCCCACATCAGGATCGTCCATGATATGCTCTTCACACCGAATAGCAAGTGCAATCATCATTTCCAGAACACTGCACGTCTTATTGTCTAAATAAGCGGAAATCATGGAGCTACTGTATCCATTCTCATATCCAAACCGATACCTCAAATCAATACCATCTTCCGCACGATTTCCATCCATCGGAATACTGTAAGTAAACTCAATTTTATGCAGAACCTTCAAAAGTCTTCGATACGATAATTTCTTCGAATATCTGCCATCAAACACAAGCTGACACATCCAATTAAAATATGTATCATTAAGCTCGCTCTTCGTCATCGTTCCTCCACTCGATGTGGCATCGTCTTTGTAACATCGGAATAGTTCCTCTGATCAAGCAGAATTTCGTAATCACACTTTAACCGATCGTTTCGGACAAATACGGAATCGTCCTCATACTCCCCAAAGTGTGTCAAAGATTCCTCTCCAACAATTTCTTCCACATCGTCTACCTCTTCATTGTTTTCATCTGTCAAGACTTGATCCGCATAATAGGTAAGACTGATTTTTTCATATTCCTCAAATTCGCCAAATTCCTCTGGCGAAATAACATATGGCTTTTCCACGAACGGATCTCCTTTCTTTTCTTCCACACTGCGAGAATAATTTGTATATCCTTCTTTCTGAATGATGGATTTATATTTTTTTAAATCTTCGTTTTCTTGAGCTTCATTTTTCTTCAGACCGTCTTGTAAGCCTTCTAACAAACTCTTCCCTGCTTTTTCTACATTTTTTCTTGCGGCATAAGCCGCTTTTACAGAATCAATCTCTTCCTGGGCAATCTGCTCGTATTTTCGCTTGAGTAGTTGCCATGTACATACAGAGCCTACCCCTACTCCAGCAATAAAAGCAAGAAGAACCCACCTTTTACTGTTCATACTCATCCTCCTCATTTTTGATTGTCATTACAGTTATTGCTAATCCTCCAAAAAGAAAGGAGACACTCAACAAAATGCCTCCTGTAATATGTCTTTTTCTTTTGGTATCCAGAACATAGTCCAGTACCGATATTATATTCTCCAGACCATCCATATTAGTGCCCCTTTCCTGCTGACAGAATGGCGATTCCACCAGCAAAACAAATACCAGACATAGCTGCCAATGTATAAGACACAACTGCTAAAAAATTACGCATAATAATTCCCCTTTCCTTACTCGTATCTTGAAAAATAATGATTTTCAACCTGAAACATAGGAACACCGTATGCACTATACTCACCAGCAGTAAAGAACATAACTTCATAATTTGTTCTTGATTCCAATTCTTCATAAACAAGCCCACAAATATCTTCTCGAACCTCGCATCGATCAACTCGCCCATTCCACATAGATGAAAATTGATTTGGCTGATAGATAACCTCGTAAACGGTATCTGGAAAATGTTCAGAATCAACTCTGTTTAGTATAGTGTCGATTACAAGTCGTTTTCCCTCTTCGCACTCGCCCTCTGCTTCAGCCATTGTAACAAGAGCAATTAACTCCACATCTTCTTTCGACATTTCTTCTATAATTTCTGTTGATTCCTCCGTTTCCTCAATAGCAATCGGAACAACTTCTTCTTGCCAAACTGCAATAACCGGCTCCTTCTTTCTAACATCAATTGCTCTGGGGACTGAAACTTCTTCTCCATTTGAACGGAAGTCCACCATGAAAAACAATATACATAGAATAATACAACATAAGACCGGAACGGCTATTACTTTGATTAACTTACGCATAAAATCCTCCTAAAAAACCATCCCCAAAGAATTGGTCAACTCTTAGGGATGGTTATAAAATTTTTTCTTACATCAACTCCCAAATATTTCCGTCCACGTTGAAATCGAGAAGAATTGCCTGATCAAATCCATTGACATAATCCGAATAACTCAAATTGTCTGCATACAGACCAAAGTCAATATAATTATCTCCCTTTGGGCTCTCAGGATCATAAACCCAACCTACAATCTGACCAGCTTTTGTTCTTGGAAGACCTAGCATCTCATAAACATCATTCAGAAATACTCGCTTTTTAGCCTTCAGAAGATCGTTAGCATAACGCTCCTGTGCCTTGATAAACATTAAATTATACTCATTATTGCTTTCCCAATGAGGATTCAAAATGGAATTTCCGTCCTCATCCTGTGTATATTTCTCAAAGAAACGAGCATATCCGCTAATATCCGCTGGACTCACAACAAAGCCATTTTTCTTAACCTTTTTTTCTTTTCCGGTTTCCTCATCTACAACAGTTTCTTCAAACTTTTTGGCTTTGAGATTATATTTCAGTTCACGATCAACCTCTTCACCGAATCTTTCAATTACTCGATTTCGATATTCTTTAAATCCTTTATCAATGGCCGCATAAGCCGCACCCAAAGCTACATTCCTCTTACGAAGAATATTATTAGATGCAAGAATACTGGTAATTGACAGTGCTCCAAGCACAACAGACGGACCGTATAACTTTGCAAACTTTACGCCTGTCTGAGCATATACAATCGTCAAATCTTTCTTTGCATCTTCGCTGGAATACTGCTCTTTCATAGATTCATCTTCTTCGCATTTATGAATTGCCTCAACATCTTCTTTAGTCTTGTCCAGAATCTCGTTGACTTTCGTTGTCGCTTTACATGCCATTACCGCACTTGTGACTACGCCGATAACCCCCGCTACAACAAGAATCTCCGGACTATGCTTCTTTAACTGAAAACTTGTTTTGCTAAACAAACCGTTCACACTCTTAACAATCTCTGCTTTTTTCATGGTTACTTATTCTCCTCTTCTATATTTTTTAAATGATCAATTAAATGCTGCGCATACCAAAGGATTTTCTCCAAATCCTGAATACCGTTTTTCTTCTTCCAACGGCAGGCATATTTAATGATATTTCCGGTATCAGTTGCCTCAATACCTTTTAATTCGTCGGTAAACGCTTCAATGACGTCAATGACTTCCATACCTGTCTTGGACATATAATGCTCCGGATGAGATACCATTTTATCTTCTGATTCATACATAATCTATTTTCTCCTTTACAATGGTGTAGGTTTAGGTAATTTCAAGATATAGCCATCCCGTACACGAACTGCTCTGCATCCAGCAATATCCGTCCAACCATATTTATTTGCGGCATAGTTGTCATTGGATACATTCGCCAAATCATAGAGGTCTGCGACACTGACAACCTCATACTGAGCAATAATCTCATTCATCGCATCCAGAACGGATTCTGCATCTCCGCGAGTTTCAAATAAGAGTTCATCATATTCATAACTCGTCCGACTTTTCGGTGCGGCATAATCTTTTTTTCCGCCATCATAATATTTCTGATAGGATACTTTGGACGCTGTAGAATTCTTTTTTGATTTCCCAGCTTCCCCGTACAAAATCATATCAATACCGTTGGTTACTATATCGGAAATTGCCTTTTTAATTGCCGGCACAAGAACGTCCATCACAATATACGATTTCACATTGTTGACATCCTCAGAAATGAATACGTCCGCAAACTTCTGCATTTCTGACTTCTTCTTAGGTTTCACCGTTCCGGAAATTACTTTCTCTACATGTTTTTCCGGAATAGATTCTTTTCGTTCCTCCTTTGACTTATGGGAATTTGGCTTATATTCCTCCATTAAGTTGTCTCCTTTCCACTCACTAGACTAATTTTTCCAGGTAATATAATCTTTGTACCCGGAAGTCGATTGTTTTTCTTTTTAAATTGATATGTAAGATTCGATCGTGCTTTCTTTTCAGAAACCGCTCGTGTAGAAGCAGTCCAACGATTGGCAACACAGTTATCGAACTCCATCACCGGTCCATCATATAAATATAAATTCATAAAATTCACCTCCGGATAAAAGAAAAAAGGGAAAGTACCTTGTTACAGATACTCTCCCTCGTGTTGAAACACAGTTTTCTCTTTAAATTTCTTCGGATTCCTCTTTCTCATTCTCGATGTTCGGTTCATCTGAATCTTCCCACTCAGCATCGATAATCTGCTGTTCCTTCTGAGCTTTTATTTTGGCAATCATCGGTTTACCCACATACTTGTAGATTACAACACCTGCAAGTACAGCTAAACCAACACCAGCCGCAACCTTAAACCCTTTACCAGAACTCGCTTTAACGATTTCCTCAGTAGTTGTCTCCATAACCTCTTCATTGTTCATGATCTCATTAGTTTCCATAAATATTCTCCTTTCATTTTTTGAAAATGTGTGATTCTTCTTCCATTAAAGCCATTGTTTTTTTCGCGCGGTTATCTCAAATTACGAAAGTCGTATCTCGGCGCAATTGTGTAATCAATCACCAGACAAGGTGTTCCATCACTGGCTAATTGCGAACTGAAGGATAAGTCGATATATCCGTCATCAATATTCCAACCAAGTTCATCCCCCAGCTTAATATTATCCAAACCAATTTCATAGTAAAAATCATTCAGGGATATGTACATTTCATCCCTCATCTGTCGATTCAGCTCACATTCAGCTTTCTTAATTTTCTCGATATCTCCTTTGAAATACCTCCCAGACACCGCATCATAGCAAAGTGTATTTCCTTTTTCTGTAATGATTACTTCTCGTGTAACCACCGGATTTTTCTCAACTTTGTCTTTTGCAATAGCATCCTTTACAGCTTCGTTTTTCTTCTCTCCAAACATCTCTATTACTTTTTCCTGATAGTCTTTGAGAGCCGATTCTGATAAGGTGTAGGCTGTTGCGAGTGCTGCGTTCCGACGAACATTTACCGAACTAGCGCCGATTAAACATGCGATGGAAAGTGTCCCCGTAAGTGCTGCCGGAACATAACACATCCATGTTGTCTTTATCAAATCTACGGCTTCGAGCTGATTAACACCGATTTCCTCTTTTCTTTCTTCGATAAGAATAAGAGCCTTTGGTGTTGCACGAACCGCCATAACAGTTGTCGTAATCATGCCGGCAATACCAATGCCTGTAAGAATTTCTGGACTATGTTTTTTAATCGATGTTTTAAGCAATAAAAAGCTTTTTGATAATTCTTTTTTCATTATCTTCCTCCTCCGAGAATCGTTTTTGATAGCTCCATTACCATCTGAAACGCCTCGTCTTTCGTAAATCCAGCCTGAATATAACTATCCATCACTTTTTTCGTTTCACGAGCCGCCTGTTCCATAGCCTCTTTCTCTTCCAGATTTTTGATTTCCTGTTTGAGAAGCTTGATCTCGTTCTCTTTTTCAAAAACCTCCTCCTGTAAGGATTCTTTTGTTACCTCTTTTGAGTTCCTTCCCCCACAGTAATTTCTATAAGAAACCTTGCTTTCACGGGGCACAGGGCCCCTAGATTCCTGCTTAACCAACCAGAATTCCGGACGAACCCCAAAAGAGCCCGAAGCGGAGTCGCAGTCCGCATTGCCACGGTTGTTCACAACAGCGAAATTAGCCGAAGAAACTTCTTCTTTTGTTGCATTTCTCAGCCAGCCCCATGATGGATCATTTTTAAAATAAGCAACCCTGTTCTTTCGTTCCTTCATCAACGGAAGCTGCTCGTCGGTATCGGGTTCTAAATTGTTATTATCCCATTCGTCTTCATGCCCCACAATCTGTCCAACAGTAGGAAGCGTAAGACCATAAATCTTATCACGCAGTTCCTCCGGGAATGCCATAAGCAGAACCGTATCCATCCACTTTTTCAGTTCAGATTTTTCAAAGCCGCCTTTGTTTGTATTTTTGCTATTCATCGGACGACGAGTGATATACTCATCAAATATAAACATGATTCCTTCATCCGTAACCTTGTGAGCAGTTGCGCTAAACTCGCCAATCTCTGCTAATGGAATAATTACCCGATCTCCTACCTGAATGTTAGCTGTTTCAATTTCCTGTTTTCTTAATACCTTCACGATGTTTCTCCTTTCGAAAATATAAAATTTGTGGTTATAAAATAAGACCAAGAAGTGCCTCAGCCGTATTTTCTGCAACTTGAAATATAAGATTATTTGCCTGATCTCCCGACATATGAAGAAAAAATTCCATTTTTAAAATAAATCCTTCTATCACAAAGTCGGCTTCGGTCAATGGATGATCCATAATAGTTAAAAGAATCTCATCAACTGCCCATCTTTCATATGAGCGTTCCATAATGGCTTGTTTAGACCAATTTGACCTCGGTTCGAATAAATATTCGTTTGCATAGCTTATAATTTTTTGAATCGCTTCATCGTTCATATGCACCTACTCCAAACTAAAAAGAAAGAGCCCTTGTTAGGACTCCTCTTCGTTTTCGCTATCTCGTTTGGCAAGTGCCTCATTTACTTTCTCTTCGATTCTCTCATCCATTTTCTTTTCATTTACCCAATCGGTAAGGATATTCACTCCAAACCCAATTACGGTAACCGCAATACCAATAGTTTTGATAATTTTTCCATTCGTCATAAAGCATTAGCCTCCTTTCATAATACGGTTTGTAATTTTTGCGAATCACTCAAATTTGCTCAATGCCATCGTATCAATGATGATACATTCCAGCCCATCTTCCAAAGTCGTTTTATAATTATCAAAATCCAACCAGTAACAATCCATTTCTTCAATCATATAACATATATCCCAACCAATTACATCACCTCCGTCCACCTCATCCAGACCAAGAAAGGACAAATATTCATTCAACGGGCAAACCCCTCTTACTGAAAGATTACGATTTACATGGTATTGAGCATTTAATACAGCAGCCATCGTTGTTCTAAAATATTTCTTTGAAGCAAGATCGTAGAAAAGTAACCTCTCGCTACCAGAATCCATATCCATGTTGTAAACCTGATATCCCCAGTCATATGTCGATACCAATGCGTCTTTCGCCATTTCCGCATGGATCTTATCATCCGCATCCTCCCCATAAACTGTCTTGACTGCCTTTCGATATTGCTTATAAGATTCGTTAAGCATGGCATAGGCGCTCATCAAAGATGCTTGTTTCTTTTGATTTAATGCGTTTGCCCCAACGATACATGCGATGGTTGAAACTCCCAGTAACACAGAAGGAATATAAGTCGGTCCAGCCGCTCGGATAATTTCTAATTTGGTTAAATTTTCCCCTTTCTCTGACTCCGCTTCTTTCAGCATTTTTATTGCCTTTGGCGTTGCTCGAACAGCCGTAATAGTTGTTGCAGCAACTCCAACGGAAGCCACTACAGTTAATATGGTCGGCGAAGATAGATACAATTGCCGCCCAACTCTTTTTGAGATTTTAACTTTTTGCATGATATTCTCCTTTCGTTTTGTCTTACTCCATAGCATGTAGTAAATCTTGAATACTTTCTCCGATCAGTTTTGCAGTCATGAAAATGGAACTATTCTTTTTGTTCATAGACGCAAACATTTCCATCTTTTTCGCAAATGTACAAGCCATCTCTCTCAGATTTTTTATCGAAGTTTGAGTTTCTGGATAAATCTGTTTTGATACATAATTTCGAAATTCTCCAATAGCCCATAAACCGTTGCTGACCCGTTCAAATTCTTTCTTTTCAAAGATAGGATTTGGAAGTTGTTCATCCATTTCATACCAATCGCATAAAATTAACTCCAAATCACTCAGACTTAAATTTTTGACCACATTCTTAAAAATCTCCTTTCCTAAGATTGATTTAAAAAAATAAAAGAGAACCAGTATCGGACTCGAACCGATTACCTCCACAAAAGCGTGGCGCTCTACCAATGAGCTAACTGTTTCTCCATAATAGGAATTGTAAATTTTGCGGAGTAAAAAGAAAGAGCCATTGCTGGCTCAATCCCTCTAATTCAAACCGACTTTTTTCAGAATTTTCATGAGTTCTTCTTTACTCATATCCGCGTCAATACTTACATGCACATGTGCTTTCTCATCTGAAATCGAAGCATTTAACTCGTTTAACTGGATATCTATGTCATATCCAAGTTTTTTATGTAATACTCCTTTTGCTAATTTTGAAAGCAACATCCGTGTAAATTTTGAGCTGATTTTCATTTCGTCCATCACCCTTAAACTCCTTTCACTTTTATCAGTTTTCCATAACAGGAGTTGTGATTTTTGCGGATTAAATATTCCGTCTGTCAAAGACAGTTTCCCATCGTTCTTTCTTAATCGGTTTCATTTTTAAAGCCCACATAATCTGACGAATCGTTACAGTCGGATAAAGTCCGTTCGTAGCCATTCCAGAACGCATATCAAAGTATTCTTTAAAGCAAGGATGCAAATATAAATCATCTGTAATCCACGGGTCGACTTCTCCCCACCAGGTACTCTTCATTTTCTCATCAAATCGCTGCTGAATAACCGCCAGTCCCTTTTCTCCGATTTGAAACAGCGTGCAGCAATGATAGACTGGATGATCGCAAAAATATACTTTCCCATACATTGATAAATAGATCTCTGGTTTTTCATAATGGTATCGCATCGTTTATTCTCCAAAAAGAAAAAGCCTATGCCGAAGCATAGACCTTCTCTCAATAATATTTTTAGTCATCAAATAGCTTACATGACGTTTTGCAATACGGATATGGTCCTCCGCAGGCTCTACATCCGGCTGAAGGAATATCTCCTTGTTCCATATCGAGCATTTCTTCCGTCCACTCTACTTCTTCATCGGACTCATACTCGTAAT